ATACTCCTTGACTGGAAGTAATTTCAAGTGAATAGCCCACTATATATTGTTTCCGTATTGTGAATGTAGCGGAATACTCTTCGTTATTAAACTTCACGATACAACGAATTGTTAGCGAGTTACCATTATCCCAATAAGGTTCAAAAGGCCATATTGTTAATGTCTTTCCATTTTCTCCTTCAAATGGTATATAATCATATCCTTGCAAATAATACCATTGACGTTGACTGGAAGTAGATTGTAAGTTCTCTTCTTCCAGTGTTAAAGTTATATCTGCTGGATTTGTAACTGGGTCAGCTCCGGTCAGGTCTCCTAAAAGTGTAAATGTATCAGTTCCAACAATACGGATTGATTTACTTACCAACTCGTCTTTTACTGATTGATCGAGATTGTCCCAAGTCATAGTCACATTTTTACCAAATGTCACATCACCATCCTTATCCCATTTTATGTTTTTATTAGCAAAATGTCCGGAACCATCTGTCTTGATCAGTATCGAGTTAGTACGAGTACCAATACTACCTTCTCCGTCAAAATTTAATTGAAGTAATGGATTCTGGATGGTTCCACCAATTCCACCACGATTAAACCAAGCTCCATAATCTTCTGTGTAATTAAGTATAGTGTCAGTAGGTTGGTACTGTGTGACCAGTTCTCCTGCTTCTAATTGTGGTGAAGAAAAATAAAATATTGATTCTCCTGCATTATCAGAGGTGTCAAAAGTTGGGGCAATGGATAGAATCAATGCCTCTTCTGTCTGTTTTGGAGTTTGCAATTCAAATGTTACCTTTTTACGAGACCATATATTTGTGTCGGCAATAGGTATTTGAACGGTTCCTATTGCCTTGTCATTTTGTAAAATAGATAATTGACATGCCTGCCCCGCATATATCCAAAAAGAGAATGTGTATTTTTTACCAATATGTTGTGTAAGCCATTCTTCGGATTGGGCTATCATGTTTATAATTTTAGAGGTACTATACACATTGCCGATTCCAGTTGGGTTTTCTATTTGAGTGTCAATAGTAATTGCAGATGTAAAATTGACATCTAAAGAATTGACGAATACATTCCTATGGATTTTTCCGGCATAAAAAGTTGCAGCAAAGCCATTCTCATCACCAGCAGTTAATGTTCCAGAAATATGAGCAGATTTTGAAGCAAAAAGTTTCTGTAAATAACCTCCATATCCTTCTAATTGACCAAATACCGGATCTGTTATTCCATTCAATTTACCGACACGTATTTTACTGGCATCTCCGAAGTTAGAAACACTAGACAGTAAGATGATATTGAAATCCGACACCCAAACTTCATCTGAAGGAGACAGCTCGCTTAAATCTAGTTTTACTGTTCGCAAATAACGTCCGGAATAGTCGACGGTTATTGTGTGCAACTTATATTGCCAATCTGTTGTAATAGAAGTAGTTTCTTCTCCATCAGTTCTTGTTCCATCTTGGTATTCTAATGAAACTTTACAATTGACAGCTTTATTGGCTTTAATTTTATATGAAATAAGAACGCGGTTGGGGTTTTGAACATATTTGTAGAAATCTTGTTGCAGACCAACGAAACCGTAATATATAGTATCATTTCTTTTAAAATGACAAATGCGATTGTTGTCCGCTTCTGATAATATGTAATCAGTGGTTACTGCTTCTGTTCCTCGTACTATATATTGTGATTCGGAATCTTCATAATCAGGAGTTGCAATATTTGAAGGCCAACATAAACTCTCATTACGCCCAATACCGTCAATTACATCCATATATGGAGCATTATCGTCAGACCCAGTTAAATATATGGCTCCAGATCTATTTGTATCAAACAGATTGGTAATCCTAGCAAAGTCTAAGATTTCTTCAGTTTTTGGCACATCTCCCTCTAATAGTGCTCCGATGAAATACTGTTTTTCGACAATATCATTTGTATTAGAATCTACAGTTTTATCTATTCCATAATCCAATACACACATTAACGAATAAACAAGATTCTTTCCATCAAAATATTGTCTTCTAATTATATCCCCAGTCCGCAATCCTTGTGTTTTTTTAGAATCGGACTGGAGAGAAATTCTATATTTCTTGTATTTATATACAGACATTATGATATTTCTTCTACTAAGTCACCGGAACAGGCATCACTGACCCACCATGACCCGTTAGTTACTGATTGTTTCTGTACTTCCAATTCATATATCCTCATTTTTTTACGAATTGTCAGATCATCAAATGTCGCAGTTATATTGCCGGTCAATTTATTCTGAATGATTCCCCAGCCGTTTCCGGCAAAACCACTGGAAAAAGTAACAGAACCTATGTCGTTGACAAAAAAGGCGTTGCCATAGTGCTTAACTCCATTATCTAAAGCCAACCAATAGATTGAATCATCAAAGAATAGCTCATTAGGGAGGAGACGGGTTTTAGAATCTGCTATTCCAATTGATTTTTTTCCTTCAATGGGCTTATCAAATACAAAAAAATCAGCATCTGTAGAAAACATTAAGCTGGATGATTTACGATTAAATGGGGCATATAAGCTTAACGATTCTATATAGCCAAATGACGATTTTATGGTTTCAGATATTTGTACAGTATCATCATCAGCTACTTTATTATATTTAAATGGAGCTTCAAAAAATACGCTATCACCATCACTAAAAAAGCCTGGCCCATCTTCTGATTTTAATCTAATATAACGCCTGAATATTACACCAGAATCTTCAGACGATTTTTTATATGTTTCAATTAATATATTCCCTAAATTATGCCCTGCCTTAAATGATTCTGGAAAATATGCAGAACCAAATTTTGAAATCATTTCATATTCACCATCATCATCATAGATACTAGTTTGCAGGTTAATTTGTTTGGTGTTATCGTCCCCTAGATTTAATATTTTATTAGATGCAGAAAATGAAATGACATTGTTATTCTTGACATGAATAATGTAATTGCCATCGAATTGTATGCCTCCTGTTACAATATTTAAATCCCCAGTCAATTGAGCCAATCGTTTAGCGGAAATAGCCAATACACTTGTATTATCAAATCCTAGATCTACACCATGTAAGGCGGTAATGCCAGATTGGAACGTGCTTGTGCCTTTTACAGACAGGTTTCCGGTAACTGTTCCATCTTTCATGGTCCAGTTCACATCTTCTTTATTTGAGTTCCCAGAATGATAAAACTCGTTTCCTTGATAGCTTATGCCATCATTGGATATTTCTAAATCTCCCAGTTTAATATATCCACTACAAATAACGTTACCATTTAATGTAATTAAATCATTATCATAACTTATAACATTCTGACCGTTAATATATAGTCCATGTGCAGGGAGATGTAGTTCACCGTTAATAGAAACAATATTTTTTCGGTCTTGTGGATTATTTTCGGACGTTTGGTAAACATCTATTATTGTTATTCCATTGTCTCCGGCTGTAAAACCATACAATGCCTTTAATAAACCGGTCATAGAGTCACCATTTATAGAAACAAACCCGCCAGTGCTACTTCCGCCTCCTTCTTCACTACTTAAACTGCTTATAATAGTATTTGCTAATAGATATGCAGAATTCTTCCTGGTTATATTCTCATATTCATGTATTTCAAGATTGATTTTTTCTTCATTCACGACATAACCATCCACATAATCCGAACCTGTAAAATCTGGAAGGGTTTCATGTGAAGCTTGTTCCATCCCTGTTAAGAGTCGGTTGTACATTGTTTCCAATGCACTACCTTTCTTAATTTGCGATATACCTTCATTTAACTTTGCCATTATTTTGCCACTTTTACAGTTTTTGATAAAAATCCTGATATAGATGCTTTATAAGAATTGACTTTTGCTTGAAGAGATACGAATTTTGCCAGATTAGCTGGAGGTTGAGGTCCCATCATGGTTGGAGTCATCATTTGAGATAATGCTCCTAGCCAGTCAACCAATAAAGTTGCTAATTGATTTCCAAGTACTGCCGGTTCATTGGCACTGCCGCTACCCAAATACACTCCATCTTCTTTGATTATAATTTCTTTTGCATTATATTTTGCCAAAATCTGTTGGGCATCAAGAAGTATTTGACTTTTATCATGTTGGGATAAAATATCATCAGCGGTTATTTTAAATATACTTTTATCGGTTTCGCCTTCTCCCTTTGCGGCTTCCGACAATATCGAAACAGGGGTATAAGTCGTATGAGCATGAACACCAGTCTTTTCCAATTCATCTACGTCTGGAGCGTCCTCTGAATCTTCCCATTCTTTCGTTTCTGTTGCTCCAATAATTACTTTGTTATGCGCATCTATTTGTATTGTATCCGCATGAGAGTATTGAATAACATATTCGCGTAATGTTTCAGGGTCTGTTGTTATTACGACATCCGAATAAAGATAGGGGATAACTACTAAACCATTTTCATTATTTTGAATAGCTGAAAGATATACGCCTTCATGTAAACCAACAGGAAGCCCGTCATCAATAGCTTGTTTGTCTGTAAGTGTATGGGTGTATTCCTGTACATCTACGGTTCCACACAGCTCTCCATCTGTATGTATTTTAACAACAAAACCAGATATTTTGGCTGTGTTTTTTATAACGTTGTTTCGCGGATTTACCAATTTATGAAATGCAATTTGTCGTATAGCATCATAAATAGCACTATTTGCGCTTAAATCGCTTGTAATTTTATCTGCCATAATTTATTCTTTTTCTGGTTTGGCAATACAGTAGGGGAGTTTTAAAGTTTGCCTGAAACCGTTAACACCAAATTTTGTATTGATTTCTTCAATAAGATACCAACCTTGTTTTTCAGGTTCGCGTTTATCAAGTAAAACTACTTTCATTCCAGATTCCAAATGCCTCATGCCTAAATTTGTTCTGTGTAAATCTCCGAAGATGGTAATACTACCCTCAACGCCATTTCTATTATATCCTTCAAAAAAGGCTTCGGCTTCTTTTATTAGTTCATCCTCGCTAATACCAATTTTGGATGAGACGTATGGAATTACATTGTAGGCACTTAGGTTTACTCTATCCTTAGTCTTTGATTTGGGGATAGCTCCTAATTTTAGGGATTTCTTGCTAAGTTTTGTTTCATTCAAGATTTGGAATTTCTTATGTTCTGTATCATTTTGTCCGGTCCATTCTGGGTTTAAACGAACTGTTACATTATACTTGATTTGTTTGTTACCCTCAAATTTGAATCCTTCAGCGGAGACCGCTAAATATC